GCAAGGGCAGAGAATAAATAGTCGTACTCATTGCGGTTCTTGTCGTCGTTCATCAAGACTTCAATCTCTTGACGCATCGCTGACTCAGCAAGACCTAACGCCGCTCCGCTGATGAACTTCTTGGTTCCGGCGACGATCATCTCGCGGCCTTTCCAAACGTCGTCTACAGCGGGACGTGCTAATCCAAAGATCAACTTGTCCGCCTTGGTCGCGACTAAAGTCGTACCGAATACACCCGCCGCTAACGCTTCACCCGCTGAATACTCTTGTTGGATGCCGTAAGCTTTACGAATGGATTGACCGAGTAAGTTAGAACCCGCCCATATCAGCGCTTCAGACGCGGCTAGTCCTGCGATCCCTGCGACGGTAGAGCCGGGTTCAGGTGTGACGATACCAAGCTTACTCGCATGACTCACTCCTCTTAACCACTTCATAGCGGGACGGTAGCGGTTTAACGCGTAGGTAAGTCCGACACCTGTGCCGATTTCGGCGGTTACACTTAGACCTGTCCCTTCGATCATATCGCGCGTACTAAGCTCGTCTTGCACCTGCATGACGGACTCAACGACTTCTTGTTGAACGACGGGTTGGGGAGGACGTTGTATTTCGTTGTCGGGTGTTTTGGGTATCGCTAGGTCTTGATTGTCTTCTACCGATTTAATGTAGGTATCAAGATCGTTCATCTATTTATGAGGTTGTCTTGCGCAGTTATAAAATTAAAGAAGGTTACGCTATCAAAAACGCCTAGCTTAGAGTAGAGGTCGCGAGTTTGTTTTTCTTCTTCGGTAAGCTGTTCGCCGTTGGTGTCTTTTTTAAGAACTTTTGCCCAGTCAGCGGTTACAACGCCTAGCTCTCTAGGATTGCCAAACAGTTGTACGTCGTCGGCGTCCATGCCAGCGTAATCCAAAACCTCAACGGATTCAGGGTTCCAACTTTTATAACCAAACAAATATAGCGATCGTTCAAGTTGATCTTTATGTTTCTTGTCGCGCATCTTTTTACGATCTGCGTCCACGTCCGCCTGTGAAACCGCTGACGGAGATATACGATTGTCAAATTGATCAGCAAGCATAAGCGTGGGGTATTTAAAATCTGTATCTCTACTTATAAAAGGGTTTCCTTTTTTCGCTACGCCGTCTTTCATAATAGTCTCAACTTGATCGTCGGTTTTTCTGTCAAATTTAAGATTACCTTCTTCGTCTCTCCCTATGACCTCCGCATTTATTACAGAGGTTTTAGCGTTCATACGCGCCCTAAACCGCGATTCCTCTTCGTCTAAAGCCGCTTTGAGTTCGTCACGTATCGCTTGATCGCGTTCTTCTTTCGGTAGGTCAGCGACCTGAACCGCTTTACGTTCAACGCGTTCCTTAACGAATACAGCGTTACTTTCGAGAAAGGCGCGTCCTTCTCCCGACGATAAGTCATCGAACTCCTCTTCGTCTAAGATGGCGTCAAGGCGCGCGTCTAACGACGGTTCTACGTTCTTGTACTCGTCCATGTTGAATACGTAGTTACCTTTGACGAAGTTATCGCCGAACGTCTTCATCTCGTCTGGAAGCTTGTAATTACGGGTACGCTCGAACTCTTGCCACGTCTTCGTCGGGTTCTTTTCGAGGTAGTCCTGAAGTATCTTTGTTTCGTCTGCGATGTCTTCAGGCGTTAAAGCGGACGCTCTGATTGGACGATTAGCCGACGCCTCAAAACCTCTATCGATGTTATCGACGTTGCTGTAGTAACGCTCGTTGACGATGTCAGGGTAGTTAGGATTGTTAGCCGCTTGTCTCAACACCTGTTGAAACTGCGTCATAGGCTTACCCGGCCCTGTAAAGACCTGATCGACAAGTCCGTTTATATCGGCTTCAGGAACGCCTAAACGACGGAAGGTGTCGCCTATCTCCTTGATGTCCAAGTCGGTAGCTCCTTCGCGGCTATCCACGGCTCTTAAATTAGATGCTGTGTTTACGACGCTGTTAGAAAATCGTTCTGCTCTATCCGACTCCAAGCGTCTAGCGTCTGCGTCGCTCGTCGTACCCGCTGTCTTCATCGCTGTGCTTAACTTCGATATAAGCGGCGTGGTAACGGTCTTTGCATCGGTCGTCCTGAACACGGGCTTACCGTTGACTTGGATAACGCTCATAGCGGCGAGCATACGCTCCGCATCAGAGTATCTTCCTTTTGCGATTAAAGCGTCGACTTGACGGGCATACGAATTAAGAAGGATTACGTTTCTCGTCTTCTTGTCGGTGATACCCGCTTCTTTCATCAACTTCTCGCGGTTCTGTGCAATCTTACCTAGACCCGACGGATCAAACGGTATGACCTGACCTGTAGCGGGATCGATTTGTTTCTGCGTGAAAGCGTCAAGTTCAAGACCTGTCTCTTCTTCCTGTGCATATTCAATAAAATCTTCTTTCTTCTTGTCGTACTGAGCGAGCATATCCGCCTTAAACGGTCCTGTGATCGAGTTCCATACGACAGAGGCTCCGTCGCTTGTTGCGGCTTCCTCGCCGATCTGTCCTGCGAAGTCTTCCCACTTCTGTTTCGTGAAGTCGTCGACCGCTTGTAAGAACGATTTGTTGTCTTTGTACTTCTCAACGTCCAGTAGCGTATCTGACTCCGCCTTCATAGCGGGTAGTAAGTCGTTGTTCACAGCGCGTTTAATAAGCGTGTTACGAAACGCACGGTTACGGTTCTCGATTCCTAACGCTTGAGACAATGAACCTCCGCTACTGCGTGATCCTTTGATTTGCCCCACGATGTCCGCATCAGAAACCTTCATCGCGTCCTGTTCGCCTATAGCGCCTTGAACGCGTTGAATACCCGCATAATTCTGTAGCATCGGATTAATCTTCGATAAGGACGCCGCTAAGTCCATCATCTTATTACTTCCGGCTTGTTGCACAGCAACGCTGTATTGACCGCCGCTTCTAACCGTCGGTTGTAAACCGGGAGCGTCGGGAAGGTCTTGTACTTGTACTCGTTGTGCCATTATGAATCTATTGCTTTACGTAGTTCTAATCCCGATCGATACCCACTTAATCCGCTTCCTGCGACGTCTAAAGCGCCGCTTAAAAAGCTTGGTCTATTGATCGGTCTGTTAATGTCGATTTGTCTATTTTGAGTGCGGAACCCTGCGTCGGTTAGAGCGAGTCCCGTCTGTAAATCTCTCATGTCCTGCTGTCTGGAAACGCCCATCTTATACGCCGCCTCTTGACGAGTGTAATCGTCGATAAGAGCGTCAACAGACAATCCTGCTACACCCGCTTCTCCTGCGCTTGTGGTCGCTCTGGCACGTGCTTCACGCGCTTTCATGGCAACGTCCGCAAGCTCACGATTAGTCGATTCCTGTTCCTGCGCTTGACGCATACGAATAGAACGTTGTTCTTGCATCGCGCGTTGGCGTTCGGCTTGAGCCGCTTGTGCTTGATAACGCGCTTGTTGCTTCGCTTGTTTGCGTTGCCCTTTGTATTGAGCGCCCGCTGAAGCCGCGCTTATAACGGCGGTCGTTATCGCTATAGGATCACACATAATTATTATTTATAGATTTTAAATTGTTTATAACCGTCGATTGAACACTCTTCAAAGATAGCTCCCAACCAAACCAACCATCGCATGGAGAGTTTGTTGTCCGTCATAACGACGTTTGTAAGTACGTCATAATCGCCCATCATTCGTTCGATCCATTCTTTTGAGTGTTTAATAAAAGTCTTTTTAATTAGGTGCATTCGATGCGTTCCTAATAACCAAGGTATTCCAACGTTTTCTTTATCCGAAGGACACACGCCAAAACTGGCAACCATTCGAAACTCACTTGTACATACCGACCACGCTTTAGTTGATCGTTTATAGGATTCTTCCAACGCAAGTCTTGGGTGATGTCCTAGTCCTATGACTTCCAACATATCCATTGTTCGCATGTCTTGATATAATTCTACCGCATCAAACTCAGGTATGGCGGTTTGAATACGACAATCCGAATAAACTATCTCGTCATCAACCATAACGACGCGATCTCGCGTGTATAAAGCTTTCGAACTCAGCCGATAAAAGTTTCATCGGTAGTGCGGAGGACGACTTAACCTTGATTGTAACGTCGTCATGTTTGGAATGAATAGGGAATCTAAAAGAACCGCTGTCCAGAACAAGAGAACCGATTACGGAATCAGCGCCTAAAGAAGACGGATTAAAAGCGTAGTTGTAAGTGTCCCTATAAAGCGGTGTTACTTCGACTGTGAAATGTCCTGTATCAGAGTATTCAATTGCGCCGTTTCTAAGTATTTGATTAGTAAAGTTAGAAGAAGAACTACCGCCTTTTTGTGTGGGCTGTTTTAAAGTCGGTGTAGAAAACTCAAACAAAGCTTCGTATTCTAACCCAACGAAAAAAGAAGTTGATGAGTAATCGCCCTCTAAAGTAAATGAAGTTGAAGAAACTCTTGTCAGAGACACCCGTGTTCCTGACGCAGTATAAACGACAGCGTTAACAGGATCATACGGCATTCCTGACACGGTGGTAAGTTTAGTGGACGCGCTGTAAGACGGCGATAAAGCAGAACTACTAACACGACGATCTAAGTGAAGAGCGTAAGTTTTACCTATGTCAACGTGTCCCGCTTCCATTGACATTTTTTCTAAGTAACCGTCTTTGGTAACAACAAATAAATCGCTGTCTATAAACCCGGTTCCTACAATGTCTCTAGCAAAGTCAAAACGCATCCATGCCGATTGTATCTTTTCTTTGTTCTGCCAAAAATAGCGATAGACATACAGCTTCTTTAAATCGCTTTGAGAGGACGCCACGATAATATCTTCGCTAGGAGTGCCAACAAGCTGACGAAGAGAAGAGGGAATGTATGTAGGTACTTGAGCGGTGATTTCCGAAGCGTCAAATACGTCCGTATCTTTGTCAACATAGAACTCGTACATTCCTTCGTATTGATTACGAGGAAACGAAAAGTAAACGTAGTTGGTAAGTGCAAGGGGTTTAACGCTACTTGATACATTGTATTCAGTAATAGGCGTTATGTTGACCGTTTTAGGCGTCAGCAACTCAGCGCCTCTAAGAACAAACTGAGATTGAGGAGAAAATAAAACAAGCTTTTCTTGAAAGGGGACAGCGTGTTTAAGGGTCGATACTTTTGTATGTGCCACACCAACGTCGATAGGAGCGCTGTCCAAAAGCGACTGAGTAGTCGTTCTCCAGAAATTAAAATACGCATCCGCTTCTGAGAAAATAACGTTATTATCGGTAAGGAATCCAAGACGATTCTTAAAGAAGAAAATGTCGTTAATAGGATTGTTTACAAAAGAAGGCGGTGGATTCGTCGCTAAACTTCCGGCGTTTCTGCCGCTCCAAACAACTGTTTTTAAACAGTACGATGCTATGGTGACGTTGTCAGATGCGTAGGTTAACGGTAATAACTGAACGGGAAGAGTAGCGTAATCAAAGTTAATATTTTCACTTTCGGTCTGTCCTGTTGTTGTTCCGTCCTGTCTCCATCCCGTACATTCAATCCAAGAACCTTCGCCGAAGCTTTCGTTGTCTTTGGTTTCAAATTTAACAAAATAATCATCTTGATTTAATTCAACGTCCCCAATGATTTTTACTTTAAAACCGTCAAAGCATTGTTTAGGTAAATCTGAAATAAACGAAACTTCTTTATAAATTGTTCTTAGACCTGTATTCGACAAACCGTCTTTAGACGCTATTTGAAAATCGGTCCCATCTGTTTTACTTACTTTAATTAAACTGCCTTGGCGCTCTGCGTTTACAGCGCCTGAAGCTACTGTGCCTGTTCCTGTAGCCACGCTTCCAATTCCCGAAGAAATGTAGTTAGGATAGCCCGAGGCTCCTCCTATTCCTCCAAAATACAACGCTTCCCCAAATGTTAAATTTAACTCCCACGCTGTTAAGTGGTAACCTCTGTCGGTTTTTTTACCCACGACGGTAAAGGTTGGAGGGGAAGTGTAACCGCTACCTCCGTGAGTTATGTTAACGCCTGTCACTTGACCTGAAGAGTTTATAACGGCGGTTCCTTTTGCGCCTTGTCCTCCGCCACCACTAAACTCAACTTCAACAAGGTGACGCTCGTAAAAATGATAACCGCCTCCTTGCTGTACGCGTTTAAAATGATAAACGTTGGGGTTAGTACCTAACTCGCTAAAAGTGACTTCTTCTGTTCCGACTAAGTATCCAGAACCGGGGTTTGTTATTGTCACGCCCGACACACTACCCGCCGCAATCCCAGTCAGTCCCGCCGCTAATGATGATGCAATCGACTCGGAATCTGCGTCTCCTGCGGTCGCTCCTGTTTGTATAGAGACCGTGTCGGCTCCGTCTATTGCGACCGTGTAATTCGTGTTAAAAGCCCCTTGAGTAACAAACACTAAAGCTTCTTTTGCAAGAGGGTCTGATAAATCCGAACCTAGTTTTGGGGTTGCGTTTTTATTTGCAATAAAAGTAGAGTCCGCAACCGTCAGCGCTCTTAAATCAGATAACGGAGCCAAGGCGCTGTTTAAATAAAGTTGCGCGTTGCTGGCTATACTGACAAGGGGAATACTGCTACCGTTTAAAGCGCTGTATATACTTACGTTAGTCGTTCCGCTTGTGTGGTTAAAAACGACCACGTGTTTATTGTGTTCGTCTCTATCTATAAAATGTACTAAAGCGTCGTCTTCAATCGTGTTGGTTGTTAGTTTTGCTATGTGTTCTGTATGTGGACGTTTATTAAGACCGTCTACTACCGAACTAAAGGCGTTAACTTGCGTCTCCGCTTGACCGGGAAATCTAAGATTGTCAGGTTGTTGCGATACCCCTTGAACAAGGTTCGGGACGGAAGTTGTAAGTAAAGGCATGTTTAGCGATCAACGACTCGATAGACGTCAAAGTTATCAAATATAGTCCTGTCTGCGTTTTCTGAATCGCTGTCTACAGCCGTAGCTTTCGCATTAATTTCGTCGCGTAATGTAAAAGTTTCAATCTCAGGCGATCCAAGGAAACGATTAGCAAACTTACGCGCCGCTTTAATATTAACATAAGAACGGAATTGTTGAGGTATTTCATTGAAAGGAAGCTCAAAAGTAATTGTAACGTCTATATCTTGAGCGAAGACGTTTGTATGGTTCTTGCGATCGTAAAGAGTGTTTCCCCGTTGTACGATGTCTATGTCGGTGTATTTATCGACGGGGGTATCGATCTTTAAAACGTTTGTGGGAAGATTAAACTGATTGGAAGCATCGCGAGTAAGTGAGTATTCAAACTCCGTGTTAAAATGCCATCCTTCGGATTGGACTTCTCGATTAACTTCATCAAGCACGTTCAACGCCGTTACAACGGATACTGGAAGACTACTACCGCTGATTGTATTGACGGGCGTCTCTCCGATCACCCCAAGCATCGTGTTAACTGCTTCTAACTTTGTTGTAAGTGCCATGTGATATTATTGGTTATAAATGTGGAAGTGAGAGGGAGCGAGGATAAAACGAATGAAAACCTCGCCCCCTCAACACAACCAAACAAAAGGATTACTTCTGCAATTCGATAGCGCACTCAGGACGGAGAACTCCGTGACCCATAGCGTACTTCGCAATAAACAAAGTTCCTTGACGCTCCATTTGATACTCGGACTCAGTCGCAAGATCGAGAAGCTTTACGGTTCCAACAGCCGAAGGGTGAGCAACGATACCAATTGAGTTGGTGAAGTTACCGTTATATCCGCTTCCGCTTCCACCGAATACATCATTAGATGCGGCTCCGTCGCCAGTAGCGGTCGAAGACAGGTCGGTTTTTGGGATGTGGGTAGATTTATAGAGACTGATACCCGCAACTTGAGGAACGGTTCCAGAAGCGATTGATCCTACGCCTCCAACGTCTTTATTGACGGCGGAAGAACCGATGGTCAATGCTCCGCTACCACCAGTAATGAGACGGTAGTATTCTTGAGGACGTAATACGGCAAAGCGTCCGTCTTCAGGAACGTTGTTCTCATCAAGCTGTTGAGCGGCAGTGAACAATGCGGCAACCAGCTGAGCGCCTGTAACTTCGTTGTTAGTTCCGTCATCTGCGCTATCGGAAATGTTACCCATAGCGTTAGCAGATACATCAAGTACTCCCGGCGTGTTTGCGCCTAGACCAGTAATAGTATCGGCGGTACGAGCGGCGGCGATGAACACTTTAGCGATCGCAGTATCAAAACGGACAGCCAATGCTTTACCTAGCTCGGAAGCGTAGACGGAGCGGATGTCGTAGTGATTCTTTACATCGTCGATGGAACTCAAGAATGAGGAAGCCAAGAGAACGTCGTCAATAGTGATGACTTTTTCGGCTTTCTTGATGTCGCTCAAGTAAGAGTTTCCACCGTCAGCTATGTTCTGACCGGGAGTGTAGTAATTAGCGGATGCAATTCCAGTTACGGGGAACTGCGCGCTTTTACCCGACTCAATGGTGCGGATAGTGTGAAGAGCTTTGAATACGTTGTTCTCTTCAAATGTCGTTAATATTTCGCCAGCAAATTTCTTCAAGAAAAGAGCATCAACTGCTCCGCTTGAATTAATCTGACCGACGCGTGAGGGAGAGGTGTCTCCATTAGCCATAATTAATTTTCCTTATTTTAGGATTGATATTTAGTGATTATTAGTCGTTGCTTTGTCGGTCAGTTGTCCCGCGCACGGGGCTGTCTTTTGCTTCGTCTAAAAGGGTTATTAGCGGCGTCCTCCGGGTGTGAAGTAAAAGCCCACAATCATTGGCAACACGACGGTCGCTTGAAAGAGCGCGATGTGTCCTGTTGTAACGACCATAGGGGCTTGTGCCGCTTGAAAAGAGAGGAGTCCGAATAGAAACTCGTTCCGTCCTTCGCCTGTAATGTTTGAGAGGGTAACGAGGGGAACGCTTGGGTAGACGGCGGTGATACAGGTGATGAAGGATAATGTTCCCATTCCAATGAGTGCGAGCATCCGCCTAGTAGCGCGAGTAAAAGCACCGCCTTCACCGCTGTTAAGGTTGTTTTGGAATTGTAATGCATATTCATTGTTACGAGTTTCCCTCGCCATCTCGATTTCAAACTTCTGTTGACGGCTGTCCGATAACATACCGAACACGCCTTTTAAAACGCTTCCCATAGCGGCGCTTCCGCCGCCTGTAAGAAATAACGTCAACAGTTCAAACATTCTTAAATATCAGACACCGATAAACGACGATCCACTTCAGCGTGATAAGCTTTATCTCCGCTTTTATATCGTGGGTCTTTCATCGCTCTACTAACTTCCTGCATTGATTGATAAGGCATAGTAGATGTTCCTGTAGTGTTACCTGTTACCAACTTCGGTTGCGCTCCGCCATTCTCCGCTTGATACCGAGCGTGTAACCCGCTTACAGCGAGCTTTGCTTGATCGACTGTGCCGTTGTTAACGACCTCGTTAAAGGCGTCCATCTCGCTATCGCTTAACGACTTACCCGCCCATTCGGACATAGCGTCGTAATCGCCGTTAGCGGCTGACTTTATTTGTGTAGCCTCTTGATCTTGCAAAGCGGCTTGTCCTGCGGCGTAACCGTCTACAAGCTCTCTACTTAATCCTGCGGCGGCTAGAGCGTCGTATGTTTCAGCAGACAACTTACCGTCGTTTTCAAAGAACTCGGTAGAAGCGTCTGTAATTAAAGTTTGTGCTTGGTTGGGGTCTGACGTTGGTTCGGTCTCCGTTACGTTTTCGGTTTCCTCTTCGTCAGTCCCTGCTCCCATTTTTGATTCGAGTTCTCCGTAGGCTTTTGCCATTGCTTCTGCTGACTCAAATTTCTCTGGTAGCCATTCTGGGCGTTCTTGCTCGCTTTGAGGTTCTTCAACCTCCGTTGCTTGCTGTTGATCGGGTTCAATCTCGTTAGGTGCTTTTTCGTTTATTTCGACTTTTTGGTAATCTGCCATATCGTTTATTATTCACTTGGTTGTTGTTGGTTGTTTGCAATAGCGTTTATAGTCGGCGCTACGGCGGGCGCTCCAAGCTTCATCATCATCTCTTGTTGTTGAGCCTGTTGCATTTGTTGTTGAATTTCTTCTTCCGATTTAATCAAACCTTCGGTCTCAATTCCCAACGCGGTTGCACGTCGTTTGAAGTAGTCGCCTACATTGACGTATTGAGCGACCGCTTCTGGTCCTACTACTTGGTTCGCTCCTGCAAGGAACATATCCAAGCGGTTAAGATCGTTGCCTCTTCCGAGAGCTTCGACGCCTGTTACAATCGTGGGTTTGACAATGTCCTTTGGAAGTTTAGGTAATCGATCCTTCTTGCCCATTCGGTCCATAAGACGGGTGACGAGCGGTAGTTGAAACTCCTGTGATAAAATAGAATACAGCCCGCCTAGAGCGGCTTCGAGTTCCTGTGATAACATGCGAATTTCTTCCGCTGTAACTCGTTCGGCGTCTCTAACGACGGAACTGTTTAAAAGAAAAGCGTGACTAAGGCGGTCCTGAATCTGCGCCATAACAGTCTGAGCAACACGAAAATCATTAAATTTATTAAGTTGTAACACGGAGACGTCGCCGTCAGAGCCTTGTACTATTGCTCCGTTTGGAGCGTCCGCTAAAGTTTTTGCTCTGGTCGTTCCGTTTGGATTGACCATAAACAACACCTTGGCGGCGGCGGCGCTACCTTCGACAATAGCTTTTGTTAAAGACTCTAACGATTTGAGATCGCCAATATACTCTTCGACAAATCCTCTACCGTAGTCTTCTCCGTCAATTCGTGTGTATCTTAACGGCAACCAAGGTGATTTGTCCGCTGAATACGATCCTTTGGACGACTCAATGACTAAACCTTTAACGTCTTGTTGAACATCAAACTTATTTCCGTTTCGTACTATAGATGTGTAAAGGTCGCAGTTGTTGTCTTTCGATTCCTTATAGACTTCCTGACGGACTTCTTCGGGTAACATGAAGGGAGCAACGGTCTCCTTGACGGCGATGTGCGTGACGTTCCCCATCGCATCACGCTTAACTACGTAACGGTCAGGACGGAACACTCGCATACCGCCGTCGTCGGGGAGATAGAGTAGTGTATTTCCCGTAATTAAAAGATTTTTAAGAGCTTCAAAAACACCGACTCTAAACGCCTCTACTTCAACCTCTTGAGAAACAGCGCGTTCAACGTCGCTTAAAGCTTTCTCTAAGTCCGTTCTTAACTGCTCGCCTTGTTCTTCGCCTAGTTCTGCTTTTGCTTTTTCAAGTTCATAACGGTCAATGACTAAACGAAAGAAAGGAGCGTTAGGAGGAAGAAGAGCCATCAACAATTTAGAAGCAAGGTTATTAACGCCTCTTGCTCCGATACCTTGATACGGCGTGTAGTACTTCGTGTGTGCTCCGTGTCCTTCCGGCGGTAGAACGTAAGGTATGGTCAGTTCTGACGACGTTCTAGCGCGGTCAAGGAACGTCCACCGTTGGTTCTCCAACTGCGTGTAGAGGCTTTGAGCCGTTTCGTATTGCATAAATTATGAAAGTTTTACTATACCGTTACGCTCGGGTCGGTCCATGCATCTGTTGCCAAGATTGTTAAAATCTCATCGTTAGAATATTGGGTCTTACCTTCCAAGAAACTTGGTGTTTCACCCTCGAATTTTACGAAAGTTTGGCTACC